TATTCCTGAAGTAAAGTATTTGTCTCCTGAACCATTAGTAGACTATAAAAACTTAGCATTAGTAGACTATCCAAATGTACACTTTGTAGGTGATGCTTTATCTGCTCGTGGTATAACAGTCAGTGGTACACAAGGAATTTATGTAGCTGAATCGCTGCTATAAAAACTATACATAACCTTTATTGCTCTAGGGCTTGGCTTCGCCGAGCCCTTTTGCTATATTCACTATATAAATAAAAAACATAATGAATATACACGAGGACTTATCAAGAATTGGTAAACAACTGATGTTTAGTGAACCATTCTATGGTGTATTCTTATCTACTCTTAATAAAGTAGTTAGAAAAGATGTACCAACAGCTGGTGTTTGTATGCAAGGTATTAACTACCAATTAGCTGTAAATGAAGAATTTTGGAACTCTCTAGAAGGAGACAAACCAAAAATAGGACTATTAAAACATGAATTGTTACATATCTGTTTTAATCATCTACTTGACAAAGATGACTACCCAGACCAGGAATTACATAACATAGCAGCTGATATTGAGATTAATCAATATATAACTGAGGAGTATTATCCAACTAAAGAAATTTTATTACCTAGTTCATATCCTGAACTAAATTTACCTTTAAAAGCAGGTACTAAAGTATATTATGGCTTATTAAAACAAGCATTAGCAGAGGGTACTAGTCCAAAACTACAACAACTAGTAAATGCTTTAAATGGAGAAGGTGATGGTTTACACCCAACTTGGAAAGAATTTGATGATTTAAGTGAAGCAGATGCTAAACTAGCTAAATCACAACTTGAACATCAAATTAAAGAGATTCTTAAAAACCAATCAGGTGATAAAGGTAGAGGATTTATTCCATCTGAGTTAGAAAGTTTTATAGATAGTATATTAGCTGAAACTGAACCATCATATGATTGGAGATCATATTTTAGAAGATTTGCAGGTACATCAACTCGAGTCTATACTAAAAAAACAAGACGTAAATTAAATAAACGCTTCCAAGAAAACCCAGCCCTAAAAATTAAAACTAAAAAGAATATACTTGTAGGCATTGACACATCAGGTTCAGTTAGTGATGGAGATTTAGCTAGATTTTTTGCTGAAATACATCATATGCATAAAACTGGAGTAGCAATTACTATAGCTGAAGGTGACGCTGATATTCATAATGTATGGGAATATAAAGGAGATATGCCTGAGTCAGTTAGAGGTAGAGGTGGTACAGACATGAATCCATTTATTCATTATTTTAATGAACATAAAGAATACAATAGTTTAATTATATTAACTGATGGGTTCATAGGTGAAAATAAAATTAAATCATTCAAACCAACTCTAATGGTCATAACACCAAGTGGTGAAAGTTTAGATGTAATTAAAGAAGGAGGATGGGGCAATTCTATTAAAATGAATTTGGCCTCCAAATAAATCATTGTTATATTTACTTAAAATAAAGGTTACAAAATGGCAAAAAAAGAAAAAACAAAACATGCACAAGTGTCTCTAAATGTTAAAGAGGCAAAACAATTTCTTAAACACATTATTGATAACAATCGTTATCTACAAAAACAAAACAAACCACCTGTAGCAGTTGAGGTAATTGGTGATTCCGGTATTGGTAAAACATCAACTATTGTTCAATTAGCAAATGAGTTGGATTTGAATTTTGTTAAGTTGAATCTCGCACAAATTGAGGAGTTAGGTGACCTAGTAGGTTTTCCAATTCGCCAATTTGAAGTATGTCAAAACAATGACAAATGTCTATGGATTGATGAACATGCAGTTGATGAGTACACTAAACAAGGTTATGCCTTTACAGGTAAGAATCGAATGAGTTATTGTCCACCTGAATGGATTAGTGGAAAAACAACTGGTGGTATTTTGCTCTTAGATGACTGGAATCGTGCTGATATGAGGTTCATTCAAGCTGTTATGGAGTTGATTGATCGTCAACAATATATTAGTTGGGAGTTGCCTAAAGATTGGCATATCATTTTAACAAGTAATCCTGACAATGGTGATTATTTAGTTAATAGTATTGATAACGCTCAAAAAACACGATTTGTATCTATTAATTTGAAATTTGATATTAGTTGTTGGAGTGAGTGGGCTGAGAACGCTGAAATGGATAACAGATGTATTAACTTCTTACTCAAACATCCTGAACTAGTATCAACAAATACTAACTCAAGAAGCATATCTACATTCTTTAATTCAATTTCATCACTAAAAACATTTGATGATGAATTAGGATTGATTCAAATGATTGGAGAAGGTAGTGTTGGACCTGAATTCACTACAATGTTTACAATGTTTATCAATAATAAACTTGATAAGATTATATCCCCAGATACTATTATGAATCATGAAAGTGAGGAATATATTCTTAATACTTTAAAGGGTGTTATTGGTAAAGAAGATAAATATAGAGCAGATTTAGCTTCAATTCTATCAACTCGTATTGTTAATTATAGTTTGTTCTATAGTAAGACTTCTAAAATAGAAAAATCATATATTGATCGTTTGGCTTATTTGATGAATGAAGATATATTTGCTATGGATTTGAAATATAAAATTGTAAAATCAATTTATAATGGTAATCCAAGTTCATTCAAGACATTGATGTTAAATAAAACTTTAATTAAATTCTTAAGCAAATAATTATGAATATAGGTAAATTAACACTTGATAATAAATATCTCCGTATTAATGGTTGGGAAAAGGTAGCTGGTATTATACCTGAATCATATAAACAACGGTATTTAGCTTTATGTGAAAAAAGTAAAGATAATAAAATTGAAAATAAAACAACTGTTTATTCAACTCCATTATCTGAGTTACCACCATATAAACTAAAAAATTATATTGAGGAGAATAAACTAAACATTAAAACAGCTAGAAAATTTGATAAATTAGACGCTGTTATTATTAGTGATTTATTAATTAAAGATAGTTATCTAGATCTTAAAACATATGTTTGGGATTCAAAAGCTAATAAAAGTTATTATACTCCTAAACTACCTGATAACATATATTTAATCCCAGCTGATTTTATCATAGGTAATACTAAATTTTTAAAATACAGAAACCAAACAACTCAGTATGGTCAAAGTAATGATATTCTTGTAAATCGTAAAAAAGAACCATTTACTCATTATATTGTACTTGATAAAGATTTAAATAACTGGATTAAAATTGATCCTAATTTTGAAACCATTAAACAATACTCACTTATTTCAGGCCATATTATAACCAACCATCATGGTAATACTAAGGCATGTAAGAATATTGATTTCTTTTTAAACTTAATTGATAACATTGAAAAATATAACTTAAAAGTTATTTTTGATACATCAGTTAATAATGAAATCAACCAAGGTGTAGTGATTGACTTTGATATGTATCAAACACTTTATAATATGCTTAATAGTGCTGATGTTGAGAATTGGGAAATGGCTAGAGAGATAACAGCTAATTGTGAGTATGAGACATCAAAACCATATCTAATGCATCTATATTGTAGTTTTAGTCAATTAAGAAAATCAAATGGTTCTGCTAACTATCAATTCTTAAAAAAGAAACTAAATAAAGATGTTGAATTAGTTGGTTATGGTAAAACAAGTGGCCCATCATTTACTGCTATAACAAAACACTTAGTAACCAAACATCCAAATCATACTCAAACGTTTTTAGATTGTTTTAAATATCAAGTTAATATGTTTATTGGAAAAGATGTGATTAAAGAAATAGCATCTTACTAATATTTATTACTAAATAACATTAATGGCAAAAGTAGTACTCCTAAGTTGTACCAAATCTAAATTAGACAAACCTGCCCCTGCACAAGAGTTGTATTCTCCTTCTCCAATGTTTCAAAAAACATTAAAGTATGGACAGTCACTTAAACCAGATAAAATGTTTATTCTTTCTGCTAAACATCATTTAGTACCTATGACTAAAGAGTTAGCACCATATGATATGACTCTTAAAGATATGTCTAAGGATGAGAAGGAAGCATGGGCTGAAGAAACAGTAAAACAAATGAAGTCCCAAGGTTTAAACCCACAAAAAGACAAATTTGTATTCCTTACTGGTAGCGAATATATGAAGCCGTTATTCAAATATATCCCGGAAACAAATGTTGAAAAACCAATGGATGGTAAACGTATGGGTGAACGTTTGAAGTGGTTAAACAGCCAAATTAGTGAAGTATTTACTCGATTAAAAAAACTTATATATGAAGTACTCAAAAAGTAACATCAACGAATATATCCAGTTATATTTAAATGATTTGGAAGATTATGGAGATGGTAGTGATAATGTAATAATGTCAGAATCAGTTTTAAATGATTTTAAAATGTTATTAACTGAATCAAAAGAACAAGATGTAACGTTATTATTAAAAGAAGCTATACATAACTCTCGACCTGTGAACCGTTTAGTATATAAACATTTCCTAGAATATTTAGAAAGTATTTAATCCACTTGTTTGGCTTTGTAGGAAAAAGATGTTATATTTAGGTATAAATTAAAACATTATGGAAGAAGTAAAAAAGTATCAGTTAGACCCAACATTAGAAACCAAAAAGTACACATCAACAGATGGTACAGTTCGTTACATGAAAGATGGAAAACTACATAACTGGGAAGGACCAGCTGTAATTCATCCAAATGGTAAAAAAGAATATTATATTAATGGTTTCCAACATGATAAAGACAGTCACCATAAAGCAAAACGTGATGGGGTTGGATTGCCTTGGTTTAAGAGTAGTGTAGGTAAAGGATCACGATCTTAATTTTTTTTTTGATATGTATAATAAAACATACTAACATATTTAATACTATGAATAAAGAATTCCTTAAAATGCAAAAAATAGCTGGTTTAATTACTGAGAGTCAATACTTAAAGTTATTAGAAGATCAACCAGAAGAAAAAAACTATTTAGACTCAGATAGAAAATCATCTATACCAAATTTAGGAACTACTGAGATATATGCAGCAGTACCAGAAGATGAATTATATAAAATAGAAAATTTTCCATCTATGCCTAATGCTGTAGATGTATATTTTGATACCCCAGAAATGGCTGATATGCTTAAAAATAATGATTTTAAAAAGATTATAAATAAAATAGGATCTCATTATAAAAGCACTTGGAAGGATTTAAACTTAAATTTAACTCCTTTTCATTATATAAATTTTGATGGAAATTTTTCAACCCCATTAGATATAGCATATGCCCAAGTAGCAGGTGATTCAGGATTAACTTTTGTAGATACTTTAAATAGATTTAGTACTGGGTATAAAACAGAAGAAGAATGGGGAATTGAAAGTTGGAAAAAACTTTAACTTTTAAAAAAAATACTTCAAATTAGGCTTGCGCTTGCAAGCCTTTTTTATTATATTACTAATATGAAAATAGGTTTTTGTGGAACAATGAGTGTAGGCAAATCTACACTAGTACATGCTTTAAAAGAATTACCTGAATTTAAAGATTATTTCTTTGCTACTGAACGTAGTAAATACTTACGTGATTTAGGTATTCCATTAAACACTGATAGTACATTAAAAGGTCAAACAATATTCTTAGCTGAACGTTGTTCTGAACTAATGAGAGAAAATGTTATTACTGATAGAACAGTAATTGATGTTATGGCATTTGCTCAATGTGCTAAATCAATTAGTGTTGTAGATAAAGGTGCTTTTGCTAATTATGCTGCTCCATTTATTTGGGAATATGATTATGTTTTCTATGTTTCTCCTATAGGAGTTAAAATTGAAGATAACGGTGTTAGGGAAACAGATGCTTATTATCGTGATAGAATTGATAGTACTATTAAACATGTTATTAAAGATAATTTATTTAACATAAAAAACTTTGGCATCATTTCAGGTACTACAGAACAAAGAATTGAACAGATTAAAGGTTACTTAGGGTTTTGATATTTATACCCAAACCAAAAATCTTACACATAATGAAAATCTCTGAATTAAAAAACCAAATAGAAGAATTTATAGTTGAAGTATTAAGCGAAGGTGAAGCAGTAGCATGGGGGCCAAGTAATAAAAATCAAGCCAAACAAAATATTGAAAAATCTAAGCTTGGAGCTGATGCAAAAAAAGAAGCAAAAAAAGAAATAGATGACAACCCATCAGGTATGATATCAAATGTTCCAACAAATGAATCAGAAGAAGCACTTATGGAAATGGCTTCATTCTATAAAGTAAAAGATAAAGCAGGTTTCAAATCAGCTTTAGCTAAATATAAAGATGCTAAAGGTGATAAATTTGATAAAGGTGCTTTAGGAAAATTATTATCAACATTAGACAAAGATGGTGAAGTGGATTTAAAAGCATTATCTAAAGAAACAGGTAAGGATATAGCCACTTATAACAACCCACAAACACGTGGTGCTTTAGAAAAAGAAGGTGGTGAATTTACTGATTATCTTGAAGCTGGAAAAGGTGAAAAAGCACCAAAAGAAAAAGCTGAAGATAAGCCAAAAGCTGAACCTAAAAAAGCAGAGAAAAAAGCAGAGCCTAAAAAAGAAAAACCTGCTCCTAAAAAAGAAGAACCTAAGAAAGCTGAAAAAGAAGAAGATGAAGACGACTCAACAGATGAAAAAGCGCCATCAGAAGCAGAATTAAAGAAAATAGATAAAGAATTTAAAACTGACAAATTTGCTAAAAAATTATCACCTGAAGAACAAGAAAAATTAGACAAATTAGAATCAGGCATTAAGAAAAAATTAGCAAACCCAACCAAAGATAATATTGCTATTGTTAAACAACTCATCAACAAACCAGAAATTAAGAAGTTGTTTAAAGACGGTGGTAAGGATCTTAAAGCATTAGTATCTGATATTATTGCTTAATATTACCCTTAATAAGGGACAGTTATGAGTCAAGACCTAAAACAAATAATACGAGATGAATATTTGAAGTGCGCCCAAGATCCGGCGCACTTCATGAAGAAATACTGCCATATTCAACATCCAACTCGTGGTAGAATCATATTCAACTTATACCCATTCCAAGAAAAAGTACTACGATTATGGAGAGATCATCCATATGATATAGTACTTAAATCCCGCCAGTTAGGTATCTCAACTTTAGTAGCCGGTTACTCATTGTGGTTAATGTTATTTCAAAAAGACAAAAATGTTCTTTGTATAGCTACTAAACAAGAAACAGCTAAAAACATGGTAACAAAAGTTAAATTCATGTTTGAAAACTTACCTTCTTGGTTAAAAGTACCCGCTGAAGAAAACAATAAATTAACATTACGACTAAGTAATGGTTCTCAAGTTAAAGCAGTTTCAGCAGCTGGTGATGCAGGTCGATCAGAAGCAGTATCACTTCTAATTATAGATGAGGCAGCGTTTATTGAAGGTATAGCTGAAATATGGGCTTCAGCTCAACAAACCTTAGCAACTGGTGGTGGAGCAATTGTATTGTCTACTCCATATGGTACTGGTAATTGGTTCCATCAAACATGGGTTAGAGCAGAAGCACAACAAAATGACTTCTTACCTATTAAACTCCCATGGTATGTTCATCCTGAACGTGATGATTATTGGAGAAAAAAACAAGATGAATTATTAGGAGATCCACGATTAGCAGCACAAGAATGTGATTGTGACTTTAATACTTCAGGTGATACTGTGTTCTATAGTGAACAACTAGACTTTATTTTCGCAACTTCTCTTAAAGATCCCTTGGAAAAACGTGGCATAGACCATAACTTATGGATATGGGAGTTGCCAGATTATACACGCAGTTACATGGTAGTTGCTGATGTAGCTCGTGGAGATGGTAAAGACTTTTCAACGTTTCATGTGATAGATACTGAATTAAATACACAAGTAGCTGAATATAAAAGTCAAATTTCACCAAAAGAATTTGGTTATTTACTAGTAAGCATAGCCACAGAATACAATGACGCTTTGTTAGTTGTTGAAAATGCTAATATAGGATGGTCAACCCTTGACTCAATTATTGAAAGAGGATACAGAAATTTATACTATTCTCCAAAAAGTGAGACATTAAATGCTGAAACTTACCTAGAAAGAACAGATGATCCATCAAGAATGACACCAGGTTTTACAATGTCTATGAGAACTCGTCCGTTAGTTGTAAATAAGTTTAGAGAATATGTTGGAGACAAAAGTGTTGTTATACAATCTAAGCGTCTCCTTGAAGAAATGAAAGTGTTTATATGGAGAAACGGTCGACCTGAAGCACAATCTGGTTATAATGATGACTTGGTTATGAGTTTCGCAATCGGAATGTATGTTCGTGACACTGCTTTAAAATATAAAACACAAGGTTTAGATTTAACTCGTGCTACTTTAAGTAATATGGCTACTGTTCGTCCAAATCCACAAGGTAATTTCACTAGAAACGGTGTTCCTAACCCATACCAAATGAATATTGGTGGACAAGACGAAAATATAAGCTGGTTACTATAATATTTATTATATATAATTCAATTAAATGGCTGATACAAGTGTTTTTTCAAGATTAAGGAAATTATTCTCAACAGATGTAATAATTCGTAACGCTGGTGGCAATCAGCTCAAAGTAATGGATGTAAATAGCATCCAAGCAACAGGTGAGTTCCAAACTAATGCTTTAGTAGATAGATTTAATCGTATCTATTCTAGCAATAGCACATCACTTTTTGGAGCTCAATTAAATCTTAACTGGAGATATCTTCGCACCCAAGTATATTCAGACTATGATGCAATGGATACAGATGCTATTGTGGCTTCTGCTCTTGACATCATAGCTGATGAATGTACTCTCAAGAATGACATGGGTGAGGTGCTCCAAATTAGAAGCTCAAATGAAGATACACAGAAAATTCTCTATAATTTATTCTATGATGTATTAAATATTGAGTTTAATTTATGGTCTTGGATTCGCCAAATGTGTAAGTATGGTGACTTCTTTTTAAAACTGGAAATTGCGGAGAAATTTGGGGTTTATAATGTTATCCCATACACTGCTTATCATATTATGAGAGAAGAACATTATGACCCTAAAAACCCAGCTGAAGTAAGATACAGATTTAGCCCAGATGGTTTCTCAGGTGGTGCTACAGGTTTTTATGGTGTAACAGGTCAAGGTACTTATAGTACTAATAAAAATGATTCATCAATTTATTTTGATAATTATGAAATGGCTCACTTTAGATTAATTACTGATGTGAATTATCTTCCATATGGTCGTTCTTATCTAGAACCCGCTCGTAAATTATTTAAACAATATATTTTGATGGAAGATGCTATGTTAATCCATCGTATTGTTCGTGCTCCTGAAAAGAGAATTTTTTATATTAATGTGGGTTCTATTCCACCAAATGAGGTAGAAAACTTCATGCAGAAGACTATTACTCAAATGAAGAGAACTCCATTTATGGATCCAAATACTGGTGAATATAATTTAAAATATAATCTACAAAACTCATTAGAAGATTTCTTTATTCCTGTTAGAGGAAATGATCAAACAACTCGAATTGAACCAACTAAAGGTTTAGATTATACAGCGATTGAAGATGTAGTTTACTTAAGAGATAAGCTATTTGCTGCTTTAAAGGTACCTAAAGCATTTATGGGTTATGAAAAAGACTTAACTGGTAAAGCAACATTAGCAGCTGAAGATATTCGTTTTGCTCGCACAATTGATCGCATTCAAAGAATTATACTCTCAGAACTAAATAAAATTGCCTTAGTTCACTTATATACTCAAGGCTACAGAAATGAATCATTAACTAATTTTGAATTATCATTAACTACTCCTTCTATCATCTATGATCAAGAAAGAATAGCATTAATGAAGGAAAAAGTTGATTTAGCTAAAAATATTATTGACGGTAAATTATTACCTACAGATTGGATCTATGACAATGTATTCCACTTAAGTCAAGATCAGTTTGATGAATATAGAGATTTAATTGCTGAAGACCAAAAACGTACTTTCAGATTCAAACAAATAGAAAATGAAGGTAATGACCCACTTGAGTCAGGTAAGTCATATGGTACACCTCATGATTTAGCTGCTTTATATGGTTCTGGAAGGAATGGTATTGGTGTTCCTGATGGTTATGATAAAGATGAAACTTTAGGTAGACCAAAAGAAAAAGCATCTATTGCTGGTACACAACAAAGTACTTTAGGTAAAGATAGATTAGGTAATATTGGCATGAAAAAAGGAGATGCAACAGGTGAAGATGGATCTTTAAAGAATAATTTTAAAGGTGGATCACCTTTAGCTTTAGAGACTAAAGATAAAAATAAAACTTTATTAGAATCTTTAGATAAAAAATTATCACTTAAAAAAGAAGAATCTTCATTATTAGATGAATCTCAAATACGAGAGTAATATTCCCATATATATTTATAATTAAAATATTTACCCTGGAATGACTATAAAACATTCAAAGTATAAAAATACTGGTATCCTTTTTGAATTATTAGTAAGACAAATTACCGCTGATACATTATCAGGCGCTGAATCACCAGCAACTAGTATTCTAAAAAAATATTTTGGTAAAACAGAATTAGGGAAAGAGTATAAATTATACGAGAGCTTTTTTAGACACACTAATACTAGTGAAGCTAAAGCTGATATGGTTATCAGCACACTTATAGAAAGTTCTAAACAATTAAATCGTTCTGTTTTAAAAAGACAAAAGTACAATTTGATTAAAGAAATCAAAAATCACTATGATTTAGAGGAATTCTTTAAAACTAAATTACCAAACTATAAAGCACAAGCTGCTTTATTTACACTTTTAGAAGTTTACAACAGTGAAAATCTGTCTAACCCTAACCAGATTATAGAAAATAAAACAGTTCTATTAGAATATCTTGTTAAGTCTCCTATTAATAAGAAAGAAGTTAAAGAAAATATCTTAGAAGAATTTAGACATCAAGATAAAGACATTCGAGTACTAGCATACAGAGTATTATTAGAAAAATTCAATGATAAGTATGCTGATCTAAACCCACATCAGAAATCAGTATTAAAAGAATTCATCAATAGTGTTGATAATACACCTAAATTAAGAGAGTTCTATAATACTAAAATAAATGAAATCAAAAACACTTTATTAACTTTAAATAAAAAAGTTACTAATAAAGCTATCCAGATAAAAGTAAATGAGGTTGTGAATATTTTACCTAACTTAGGTAAAACAGATAAAGTTAACGATGATCATTTAATTAATCTTCTTCAACACTATCAATTAGTTGAAGAGTTAGAATCAGTAAATGGATAAGAAAGAAAAAATAAAAGAACTCATTCAGAACCGATTAAAAGAAATGAGCGCCACTGGTACTGGTGCTTCTTTTACTGCTGGGACTGGTGCTAACTATGCTACACCTTATGCTTTTAATCCAAATAAAAAAGCTAAAGGCGCTAAAAATATTTACTACTACAAACTTGGTTTTAAACCTGTTGATCAAAAAGCTTTAAATAAAAAAGCTAAAGGTATTGAAGTAAAACATTTATGGGAAGAAGAAGAACCTAAATTTGACATTGAAGGTTTTGTTAATAGTTTAGGTGTTGATGATGAAACAAAACAATATATAGCAGGGCGATTAGGAGATTTTGATCTAATAGCAGATAAGCTAAAAGAACTTATTAAACTAATCCAGGAAGCTAAAAAAGAAACTATTAATAGCTATAGAGAATCACCAGAGAAAAAATCGGTATATGGTACTGATTTAGCTATTTCGATACTTGATAGAGCAATAAAATTATTTACATAACATGAGAAATACATTACAAGAACAATATAACCTTATTAAAGAAGGTAAAGGTAATAAACAGCAGTTCTTTAAATCTGCTCGCCAATTATTCCCTGACCTTATCACCCCAATTAATACTTACGATGATACAGTGCGTATTCTCAAAAACAGAAGTATTATCGCTGAGGGCATTGGTGGTGTAGTAACTAAAGGTAAAACGCCTGATTGGCATGCTATCTTTAAAGAAAATATTACTGAAGCTGCTAAAGAAGCTAAAGCTGAAGAAAAAGAAACCACTAAAGAAGTAACTGACATGGCTACTCGTGGTTATGATTATAAAGATTATAAAAATATTGATAATATTTATGGTGAAGCTTTCTTAAAAGGATTCTATACTGAAATGGGTGATCCTAAAAATGAGGGTAAAACAGTTGAAGAATTAAGACAAATTGTAGCTAAAAACATGGCTAAAGATTGTTTACATTATACTAAAGAAGGTCAATTTGGTCTTAAAGGTGTAGGTTACACAACTGAAGCACCAGGTTTAGGCACTCCAAAAGAACCAAAAGGTAAACATAAATCATCAGGTTATGGTGATTTAAAAGAATCAGTATTACGCTCTCAAATTTACTTATTAGTAAAAGAAGTATTAAGTGAAGCTAAAGCTAAATTTAATGTTGGTGATATAGTTACCTACAAAGGAGAAGAATATAAAATAACACGCTTTATTGATGATAGAATTTATATAAAATCTATTATACATGGCGGTCGAGGAGAATCATGGGTAACAGCTTCAGATTTACAAAAAGCAGCATTAACTGAAGAAAAGAGTAAAAGCGATTTAAAAGTTATTTTAAATAATTTAAAAAAAGCTTTAGCTATTGCTGAAAAAGAAATAAAAATAGTAGATAAAAATGGTAAAGCTTTTAAAGAATTTGAAAAAACAATTGCTGGTAAAAAAAGAGAAATTGAAGCTGTAGAAAGAGAAATTAAAGCTTTAGAAAAAAAATCATTAACTGAAGATAATGGGTATGAAATGGGAGAAGGAGATATTGTAAAATATAAAAAAGAGTATGCTAAAAGTGATACTCATTTTATGATAACAAAAGATCTAGGTGATACAGTTGTAATGAGAAAAGTAGATGCTCAAGGAGAACCAGTAGGTCCATTTATTCCACAAGTTGGTAAAGTACAACTTGAACCTGTTGATATTGAATTTAAACAAGGATTAGAAACAGGCGATTTAGACTCATAACTATGAAACAGATACTTATTGAAACCCAAACCTTTACAGCTAAACCTGTTAAACTAATTGAAGGAAAATCTTCAACTGGTAACCCTTTAGTTGAAGGAATATTAGCCACAGCCGAAGTAAAAAATGGTAATGGTCGTTATTACTCAAGAGATTTATGGGATAGAGAAATTGATAAGTACATGGATAATGTTAAACATAATAGAGCATTAGGTGAATTAGACCACCCTGATTCTTCTATTATTAACCTAAAAAACGTCTCTCATAACATCAAAAAAATATGGTGGAATGGAGATCATGTAATGGGTGCTATAGAAATTCTACCAACACCTTCAGGTAATATATTAGCTGCTTTATTTCAAAATGGTATACCTGTAGGTGTATCATCTCGTGGTATGGGCTCATTAAAACAAATGGGTGAGCTAATGGAAGTACAAGACGACTTTGAATTATTATGTTGGGATTTTGTATCAACCCCCTCCAATCCAGGCTCATATATGAAGGAAGTAGCATTAAATGAGGGTAAAACTGTTAATAATAACCAATACTATAAAGTAAATTCTATTATCACAGACATACTTTGTGCTAATGGAACTTGCCCAATATATTAACCCCTCTTAAAATAGAATTTTAAGACTGATGCCTCACAAAAGTGAGGCATTTCTTTTTCAATAAAGTGTGTTTTTAGTAGATCCATATATATGTATATGCAAATATGCTACCCTTTCCCCTTATGTAGCATTAATTAGTTAATAAATCTATTACGTTTCCTATTAAACGTATTTCCAAAACAAAATTATTTGAGGACAATGAACAGAGAAATGCTAAAAGAATGCATTGCTGATGCTAAAACCATCCGAGAAACAGCAATTGCAAGCGCAAAATTAGCTCTCGAAGAAGCTTTCACTCCCCAACTCACAGCTATGTTTGCTGAAAGATTAAACGAGCTTGAGTTAGAAGAAGAAGTAACTGAAGAGAGTGTGAATGAAATGTACAGCACAGAAGAAGGATTAGAAGAAGATTTTAATCTTGAAGAAATTCTTGCTGAGTTAGAAATGACTGATGAAGGTGCTGAAATGGAAGAAGAAGGCATGTATAAAGAAGGATTAGATGAAGATCTAATGCTTGAAGAAATGTCTGACGAAGAAATTGAAACACTTGTTATGCAAGTCATTGATGACATGATCGCATCTGGTAAGCTTATGCCTGGTGAAGGCGAAGAAGAAGGTGAAGAAGGTGAAGAAGAAGAAATGGAAGACATGGAAGACATGGAAGGTGAAGAAATTGATGAAGACATCAATCTTGAAGAACTTCTTTCTGAAATGGATTCTGAACCAGCAGTAAATGAAGACGCAATGGCTGTTGGAGATGCTACAACTCCTGAAGCTCTTGTAGCAATGGGTTTAGCTGGTGCTTTAGTAGGAGGTACAGCTTGGAGTTCTTTAGATAAAGAACAAAAACAAAAGTTAACAGCTAATGTTAAAGCTAATTTTAATGCCGCTGGTGAAACTGTTAAAGCTTTCTTTAGAAATCTAAGCAAAGGCAAAATTTCAACTAAAGAAACAGAAGAACCAATGGAAAAAGCTACAACTACTGAAATGGAAGAAACTATCGCTGAACTCCGCAAAGAACTCAACGAAGTTAATCTATTAAACGCTAAGCTTCTTTACACCAACAAAATCTTCAAAGCTAAGAATCTTACCGAATCAGAAAAAATCAAGGTTTTAAACACGTTTGACAAAGCAGAAACT